CATTTCTTAGATTTTCTATTAGTTTTCCTTCTATGTCTGCTTTTAATTTTTCTTTTTGCTCTTTCATTATGTCTATACTTGCTCCCGCTTGTTTTGTTTGTAAATATTGGTCTACTATTTGACCAAGATTAAATGCGGGTGCCTGAGGGTTCCATGATTTAGCGTCTGTACTTCTTACTGGCTGAGCCATATTGGTTTGTCCATATATCAGGTTTGGGTTTAATCCTGCCTCTTTAAATCTTTGCATTTGTGCTAATGGGCTGTTATATTGGTTTGTTCTTGCCCAATCTGCTAATGCATCTTCTCTTTGTCTATTATACATTGCCTCGTTCCATCTACGTTGAGCGTTATTTGTTGATAATGTGGATACTGTGTTTGCTCCTGCTCCTATAATTCCTGTTATTAATGAGGCTACTGGTAATGTTAATGGCATAGTCTTGTTTTTTTATTTTTACTAAGTCTTTTTTGCTCCTTTTCCGCTCTGCGTTCGCGTCATACTTCCTTGTCCTTATTGCTTTTTTGGTCGCTTTTTGACTTTAGTGTCAATAAGCACTAATATATCAAGGGTTGATTAGTGCTTATTTGCTGCGCGCTTCGCTTGCGTTCCGTTAATTTTTCAGCGAAACAAGTTTCGCCAAAAAATAAACGTTGATTAGTTTTCTGTTTTATTTTCATCTTGAATATCTGTAATTGTAGTACGTTTTTTTGCTCGTTTCTTTTCCACTTCCTGTTTAACGCGGTTGTTAATATCTTTTAATTCTTGTTCTGCTTTTTCGCGTAATTCTTCTATTTCTGCTAAATCTAGTTTCTGAGGATCTACATCAAATCCTTCTTCTCCTTCCCAGATAGGGGTTTTTTGTCCTTCTAGTGGCAATCCTTTTGCATAGCGAATAAGTAATTCGCGGAGAGTCATTGATTGATCGGGTACAGTTTTACTTTCCCCGAAGTTTCCTTGTCCTTTGTACTTTTTCTTTAAAGTACTTGTTGCTTTTTGGCTCATAACTTTTGTTTTAATACTTGTTTTTTAAATGGTTTTTGTCTTTCTTTTGATTTTTTTGCCATTCTTCTAAAATCGTTTGCGGTTTCTTCTGCTTGTTTATAATAGTACAAATCGCCATACTTATCTTGTAATTCATCTGCCTGTTTTTGCGATTCTGAACGCATAAATACACCTATTCTGAACTTTTGTCCTTTGTCGTATAACTTGTCTTTATAATATCTAGGCATGGCTGCTTTTTTGCCGTCTTTAAGTGGTAGATACACTTTATTTTCTATGTTTCCTTTTGTGTGCCACTTGACCATGTTTTCGGAGAGATATCCTGCACCCAGTCCTTTAGACATGAGGGCGAATTCTTTTTGCCTATCATCCCCATTAAATTGGGGTATTTTCTTGTCCTTACTAATATACTTAAGAGTATAACCAACACTGGCATCACCAACATCACCAAAATGGACATTACCAAGAGTAACATCATTAAGCTTCCAAGCATTTTCTACTATTTTAGGGTTTGCGTTGAATAAGATTATATGATAATGTGGTCTTTCTCCTGTATCTCCGTATTCTCCTACTGCGTAATAGCTAATTTTTTGCTTTGTTAACTTTCTAAGCCTTTTGAAAAAATCTTGTACATCCTTTTTAACAAGTGTTTCAAAGCCGTTTTTAGTTTTCTTAATGTGTTCATCATTATAAGTAAGAGTAACGAAGTGAGCAGAATTGCTCTGCTCACTTTGTTTGTTTAATCTAAATGCCCATCCTGATACTCTGCGTCTTACACATGCGGGGCATTTCCCACATGGAAATGGCATGTAACCAGTTTCTACTCCTTTCACAATTTCCATTTTCTTATGAAAGGGTGTTTGGCATCTAGTACTCATGTATTAAAACATTGGCGTTCCGAACTTAGGCATAGGTCTTACCGCTCTAATCTTGTGTAGTACTTGACAATACAAATTGTCTGTTCCCTCTGGCTCATCTAATACCGCAAATATGCGGTCTACGTCTTCAGGGGCGCACTCAATAAATGATTGAGATAGGGTAGGGTCTACGTTGAAAATTCTTCCTAAGTGCCAATAATCTAGGGTTGTTCTAAAATCTCCAGCTACTCGGTTTGCGCAAAATTTATATTCTGCATATCGGGGTACATATCCGAACGTGTTTGCTGCGTTGTTTGTGTATGCGTAAAGTTCGTTTTGAGTAACAGGTTGCTCTCCAATGTGTGCAAATGAAGGCCAGAAGAAATCAAGCGGGTCGTTCTTAAGATATGTTTTTGGAATTCCTTGCTGATAAGCAGTTTTTGGCATAACGGACATAATTCCAATAATGTATCCATGTTCTTCACAAAAATATGTACCATATTTACCTGTTGTTACTGCTACTGCGTGTCCAGCCATATTACCCTGGGGCAATTGTCCTTCGTTTCCTGTTGTGTTAAGTACTTCTGAAATAACTACTGGTGTTTTTACTCCTGTAATGTATTCGGGGCGTTGTAGTCTTTTGTCGCTACTTTTTACTCCGAAATGCATAAGGATATTCTCAATATAGCGTGTTCCACCACGTGCGTTTTTCTCTAGCCATTCTTGTAATCTAAATGCTCGGCGTAAATCGTTAATGGTTGTAGCTGAAATATCGAATTCATCGCCGTCTACAAATAAATAGTCTGTTGGCACGGTTGAACTACCCGTATCAGCCATGGCTTTATATTTTCCCCATACTTCGTCAGTTGTATCAAGTAATCTAGAATATGCACTTCTATCAGCAATATTATTACTTAAACGAACTGGTACATCATTCTCTATATTTCCAATAGGAATATCTACTGCTGCGCCTTTTTGTGCAAATGGTAAAGCACTTGTAAAATAATCGTGTTCCCATGCTCTGAGACGCATTTGTAATAAATCTGCTGCGGTTGCAATATTGTTACCATCTGTTAATTTGTAATCTACTTCGGGTACTAAATTTTGGTCTCTATAATACTCATTGTATATAGCTTGATATGCTGCTAGTGGTAATGCGTTAATATTCTGCGTTACTGCTGGACTACTATTGTTTGGGGGTACTCCCAAATAATCTAAAAACTTTTTTTCTGCTGCGGTTGCACTTGGTAAATACTCTAAATAGGGTAGGGTGTGAGTTGTGTTTGCATCTACTATAAATTTTTCCCAGTTTTCCCATGTTATCCTGTTTGGTACAAAGAAGTAGTGCATAGTTACGTCCATGCGGTGCATGACAGGGGCGAGTAATGGTGCGAATCTGATTAAACTATCGCATCCAATGTTAAACATGTCTCCTGGAACACATTCTATCACGCAAGTAGGCGTGAGTTGTCCCATTTTACTTGACATTTTTACGTCATGTGTTAAATCGAACACATTTTTCTTCGGTTTACTTACTTCAACCGAGTTGAATAGGTTTTTGTTTGCCATTTTGGTTGGTTTTGTTTATATAGGTTTATAATCTAATACCTCCACGTGATACGTAGTATTTGCGAAGCCTTTTAGTTTTTCCGCGTCTTTTGCGGTTTCGCTTAGAATAGAGTCTTCTGCGCATTGTGTTTGTTTTTAGGGGTTTATAATTATTGTTTGTTTAGTATTTCTTAGTAATTATTAGCAATTTTTCCTATAATTTATATTATCTTCAATATCAGTTAAATACGTGATATAATTCTACTTTTTATATACTTTTTTTTCCACATATATGTGGATATCCCCTACCCTATGGGGTAGGGGGTTTTGTTATTAGTTGTTTTGGTTTATCATATTAGGTTATTTCCAAATTTTATTCCACCAATTCTTTAATTCTTCAAATGGTTTATCTATTGCTTGTCCTAATACTCTCATGTACATAGGGTCATTTGGGTTAATTCCTTTTTCCCTGAGGTCTATTTCTATTTGCTGTAGTATTCCAGCTCTTTCCTTGTTCCTAGTGTCTTGTCTAATGTTATATCTTTCTTCTTCTGTTTTTGCAATATTTGCCCTTCTTTGGTCTATATCTGCCAATGCTAATTTTAAATTAGGTTGTTGCATTAAAGCTTCTGTTACTATCTGCTGAGTTGTTCTTTGTGTATTTGTTAACGTTGAACTAATATTTGCCTCTTGTTGCTTTACTCCTAATCTTGCTGCTTCTAATACATAACTCTGAAGTGCATTTGCCTGGTCTAACTGAAATTTGCTTTTTGCTGTTTCCTGTACGTTTTTTGCTGTCTGGCTAGCTTGGTTTAATGCCTGTTGTCTTGCAACTTGAGTTAATTCTGCTATTCTATCCCTTTGTATGTTTTTTAGTTCTAAATCTACTGCTCCGAATAATGCTGATTTTGCTGCACCTCCCAAATCAAATTGGGGTGCTGTAGGGTTCCAGCTTTTTGTATCTGTACTTCTTACTGGTTGGCTTACGTTTCCTGGGCCTCCGCCATATATTAAATGTGGGTTTAATCCTGCTGCTTTTAACCTTGCCATTTGTTGCTCTGGACTATTGTAAGCATTTTGCATTTGCCAATCTTGTAAAGAATGTTGCCTTTGCATTCCATACATTTTTTCGTTCCATTCTCTTGTTTTTTTATTCATTCCGCTTTGGACTAAAGCGTTAATGCCTTGACTTGCTAATTGTCCGCCTCCTAATACTGCTGCTGTTCCTATTGTTATAGGTTCTCTAAGTAATCGTATAGTTGTTACATTGTTAAACATATACTTTGTTTTTAAGTGTTTTTATTTATTTTCCTTAATCCACTTTTAGGCTTTTTGTCCTTAAGCAGTCCTTATCGTTCCTCTGCGTCCTTTTTTCGTCTTTTTCGCCTCTTTGTGGCTTTAGTGTCAATAAGCACTAATATATCAAGTGTTGATTAGTGCTTATTTGCTGCGCGCTTCGCTTGCTTTCCGTTAATTTTTCAGCGAAACAAGTTTCGCCAAAAAATAAACGTTGATTAGTTTTCTGTTTTATTTTCATCTTGAATAT